TACCTCTGGTGTACCCGCAACCGTATATGGCATGATTGGTATTGGTGCAAACCAAACGCATATGGCGTTTTGGACAGTACCAGCTGGCTACACTCTGTATTTAATGGGTGTTTACTACTCATCTGGAAACTCAACCGCAAACGCATGGACCAACTTTCAGTTAAACCAACGCCCACTTGGCGGTGTGTTTAGACAGCAAAGTTCTACACGAACACCCGGCAGTGGAGACTTTGTGCTTGACTTGCACACACCGATTGCCTTTCCTGAAAAGACAGACATTGAAATTAGGGCAGTTGCTTCAGCAGGGGCTTCTAATGTGTCTGCTGAGTTTGAAGGTATTTACATTGAAAATAACAACAATGTAACTGGATCAGGCACTTAATATGCCATTGATTAAAAGCAAATCGAAAGAAGCGTTTAGTAAAAACGTCTCAGCAGAAGTTCGTGCTGGTAAGCCTGTTAAACAAGCTGTTGCGATTGCTTATGCAACCAAACGAGCCGCCCCTAAGAAATCAGGCGGTAAAGTCGGCTTATGGGATAACATTCATGCCAAGCAAGAACGAATTAAGCATGGTTCAGGCGAAAAAATGCGTAAACCCGGTAGTAAAGGGGCGCCTACTGCTGCTGACTTTAGAGCCGCTGCAGGTAAGAAAGAAGGTGGAGATGTTAAGTTATCCATTACTAAAGGCGAAAAGTATCCTACAGACCAAGGTGCTGGGCTAACAAAGAAGGGCCGAGACAAAGTTAATCGTATGACAGGCAGCAATCTTAAAGCGCCTGCTCCAAACCCTAAGTCCAAGGCTGATGAAGGTAGAAAGAAGTCTTTTTGCGCTAGAATGTCAGGTGTGGTGAAGAATGCTAAAGGTGATGCGCCTAGAGCTAAAGCATCATTGAAAAAATGGAATTGTTCAGGCTGGTAATCTATGTCGACTTCAGGAACTGTAGGGCAAACCGTTATATCAGTTCAAACTCTTATTGACCATGGCGCAAGAAGAGCAGGTAAACTTGCAGAAGAGCTAACGGTTGAACAAGTACAATCTGCTAAGACCAGTCTGTACTATCTACTGTCAAATCTAGCCAATCGAGGCATTCAGTACTGGTGTATTGTGAAGAATGTGATCGGCATGAAGCCTGATCAGTACATTTACTATCTGCCAATCGGTACTGTTGATGTTCTTAATTCTAACTACAGAACTGTTACTTCTGTCACTACAGGGGCTAATAGCTCCTCAGGAGTTGTATCGAATGCCTTTGACGGGGTCGGCAGTAGCATCTGTCAGCTATCTAATAATACTGGATATATTGGCATTAATAATGGTTCTGGTAACCCTGTGTATGTTGCAACCATTGGTATTTTGCCAGCAATTAGCGGTTCTGTGACTGTACAGCTTCAGTACTCACAAAACGGATCAACATGGACCACAGTCTATAGCCCAGGAGCAACCACTTGGGAATCCGGAACATGGATTTATTATGATTTAGACCCATCTGCAACTGCTCCATTTTGGAGAATACTACAAACTGCCGGTGCCAACATGGGCGTTTATCAAGTTGTGTTTGGCACAGCGCCTATAGAAATACCACTTGCGAGGTTAAATCGAGATGACTATACAAACTTACCTAACAAAAACTTTACAAACAATCGGCCGCTTCAGTACTGGTTTGATCGGAACATTCCGCAGCCGGCTATGTACTTATGGCCAGTCCCTAATACAATTCAGCCGCAAATTGTGGCGTGGTGTCATCGACAAATTCAAGACGTCGGGGCGCTGAGCGGCGAGATTGAGATACCTCAGAGATGGTATCTAGCCATTCAGAATATGTTGGCTCATCAAATGGCTATGGAACTCCCCAATGTTGCAAATGATCGTATTCTGTACTGCGAGCAGCAAGGGGAGAAGTACTGGAACCAAGCAGAGCAAGAAGAGCGTGATAAGTCGCCTATCTACTTTGCACCTAACATTTCTCCATACACAAAATGAGCATATGGTTAGACACTAGAGGGAATACAGTTTTATCGATCGCTATCTGTGATCGGTGTAAAATGAAACGTGCCTATGATGAAATAGGGACAGATAGAAATTTATCCGGTTTAAGAGTTTGCAACTTTGGTTGCAATGATGAACGAGATCCTTATCGGTTGCCGGCAAGACAGCCAGAAAAAATATCAATACGTTTTCCGAGGCCTGATGCTGATGTTGCTGAAAATCAAGATGCAATTACAACTGATCCGAATGTTGTGCAAGACCCGAACCAAACTGTTACTGGTACAACAGCAGGTGAAGCAGGTATTGCTCCAGAAACATCGCAAGATGACCTTGATGGAAACTTGGATAATTTGAGCCCCTAATATGGCAAATATACGAATTTCACAATTACCTGCAGCCCCTAGTGCAATTACAGGCACTGAACTTATTCCTGTTGTGCAAAATGGGCAAACAGTACAGACTACTGTTAGTGCAATTACTAATAGTCCAGTACAGACACAAACATTCTTAACTGTCGGTGCACAAGCATCACTACCAAATAGTCGATTTATCGGTGGTGGATTAGGCATTGGTACTTCAGACGGTGGTGCGCAAGGCTTATATAGCTTCTTTCTAAACGGCACTTCTGCTAGTTTAGAAAATGCTTCTGCAGGCATTATTGCTAAAACAGGTGTTAATACTGTCACTAATAGATCAATTGCAATTGGAACTGCCGGATTAAGTATTGCTAATGGATCAGGAGTTAGTGGCGATCCGACAATCTCTTTAACAGGATTAGCTTTATCTGCTGCCACATTAACTGGTAGTGGCATAGTTAGTCTAGTTGGCGGTTCATTTTTTCAAAATGTTACGTTAACCGGAACAAGTGATCAAATTGATATTGCCAACCCAAATGGTGGGAGCAATCCAACATTTAGTATTGCTAACAATCCTGTACTTCCTGGTATTGAATCTGTTCAAATTCCTTCAGGCGCAACAGGTGATCGCCCCGTACTACCTGTAGTTGGCGATATTCGATATAACAGTACAACAGATCGATATGAAGGTTATGCTACTGCAGGCTGGCAAAACTTTGGTCTAGGTGATGGTTCTGTTACTTTTGTGTCAGGTACTGCAAATCAAATTGCTGTTGCAAATGGTGCAACTACTCCTGTAATTAGTATTGTTAGCAATCCTATTATTCCAGGTTTATCGGCAATGGTTCTTCCAAAAGGCGGAACTGCGGATAGAACAGCTTCTCCAGCTTCTGGAATGATTCGCTATAATACAGATACAGGGTTATTTGAAGGTTATTCAGTAGCTTCTTGGACATCATTTGCAGCCGGTTCAGGTGTAACATCAGTTGCTACAGGCACAGGGTTAACAGGTGGTCCAATTACTTCAACAGGTACGATATCAATTGATAACACTGTTGTTACATTGACTGGTACACAGACATTAACTAATAAGACAATTAGCGGGTCTACTAACACTTTAAGTAATATTGCTAATGCTTCATTAACAAATAGTGCAATTACGATTGGCTCAACATCTGTTTCTTTAGGTGGGACGATTACCACTTTAGCTGGTGTTTCTATTAGTGGGTCTACTAACACTTTAAGCAATATTGCTAATGCTTCATTAACAAATAGTGCTATTACTATTAACGGTTCTAGCGTTAGCTTAGGCGGGTCAATTACAGTAACAGCTACAGCATCTAATGCTTTGACTATAGGGACTGGGTTATCCGGTACAAGCTACAACGGCTCGACACCAGTTACGATTGCTATTGATAGCACAGTAGCTACACTAACCGGCTCACAGACACTTACTAACAAGACAATTGACGGTGCTAATAACACGTTAAGCAACATTGGTAATGCCTCGCTAACCAATAGCTCGATTACTCTTGGAACTAGCTCAGTTTCTTTAGGTGGAACACTGTTAGCCCCTGCTGGATTTACTAGCGTTAGCGTAACAGGTGACCCAGTAAGTGCGCTTCAACTAGCTACAAAGCAATATGTTGACGGATTAGTTTCTTCTGGTTTAGTGTATCACCAACCAGTTCAAGCAGCTACAACTCAATCTTTAGCAGCTCAGACCGGCGGAACTGTAACTTATAATGCGCCTGGTCCAGAAGGTGTTGGTGCAACTCTTACTCTGTCTGTAGCATTAACAGTACTAGATGGGTATACATTATTAAACACTAATCGAATTCTTGTTAAAGACGAGGCTAATCAAGCTCACAACGGTATTTATACTTGGGCGACCGGTGGGACTGTTTTAACTCGTGCGACAGATGCTGACACTTATGGCGTCGGCACTAACCAAATTAGTCTACATGACTATTTCTTTATCCAAAATGGAACGGTCAACAAAGGCACTTCGTATGTAATTACAACGGTTGGAGTAATTAACTTTACAACAACCCCTATCACTTTTGCTGAATTTAGTAGCTCATTGGTGTACACAGGTGGCACAGGTATAACCGTATCTGGAACAGTAATTAATATCAGCAACACAGCTGTAACAGCAGGTGCTTATGGCTCTTCGACTCAAGTTGGTACATTTACGGTCAATGCGCAAGGACAACTTACTTTGGCTGGAAATACAACAGTCACACCCGCTGTTGGGTCTATTACAGGATTAGGCGCTGGTGTAGCTACATTCTTGGCAACACCAAGCTCTTCAAACTTAGCAGCTGCTGTAACAG